TCATTAACATTATTAGAAGATTTATTAGATGATGACGCAATTATTAAGGTTTGGTCATTAGAAGATATTAGTACATACAGAATAAACGACTTTAAAAAAGAATATGCAGTAACGAAGCCTATATTATTAGATGAAGTACCTAATGCTCTAGGTGAAATACCTGCTGTTGTTTTATACAATCAGAAATCACAAAAAAGAGGCATTGGTATGTCTGACCTCAATGATGTTGCAGAATTGCAACAGTCTATCTACAACGACTATTCTGAGATGGAACAGCTAATTAGATTATCTAATCACCCATCATTAGTAAAAACACCTAATGTAGAAGCTAGTGCAGGAGCAGGTAGTATTATAGAAATGCCTGAAGATTTAGACCCTAACTTAAAACCTTATATTATACAGCCAAGTTCACAGTCATTAGACAGCATTATGAACAATATAAACATGAAGGTAGAAGCTATTAATAGAATTACACACATGGGTGCAGTTAGATCAAGCACAGATAGAGTTCAAAGTGGCATAGCTTTACAAACAGAATTTCAGCTATTAAATGCAAGACTTAGTGAGAAAGCAGATTACTTAGAAAATGCAGAAGAACAAATATGGAGATTGTTTGCTAAGTGGCAGAATAAAGTCTTTGATGGTGAGATTGTTTACCCTGAGTCATTTGACCTAAGAGATTTTGCAAGTGATTTAGAGTTCTTACAAAGAGCCAAAGCATCAGGAGTACAATCAGAAACATTTGCTAAAGAGATTGATAAACAAATCGCAAGAGCAGTAGTAGATGATGACGAACAGATTACAGCTATTGATAATGAAATAGATGCTAAAGCATCTCCTATAGGACAATTCGCAACTCCAACAATAGAAGGTGAGGATATAGAAGATGCTTAAAAAAAAACCTATATATGCAAAAGCTAGACCTAAAGCATTAGGTAAGCCTAAGTCTTTTAACAAGAAAACCAAAGCCTATAAATCAGCTAAGAAACAAGCAGATAAAAAGTTTGGTAAAAAAGTAAGTCTTTATAAAAACATCTTTATAAGTACAGCTATAAAGAAATATAAACCGAGAGGTAAAAAGTAATGGCTAAAAAGAAAAAAGCACCAAAGGGTTATCATTATATGCCAAATGGCAAACTAATGAAAGACTCAGCTATGAAAAAGAAAAAAAGAAAAACTAAAAGTTCTAGTTACTAATGGCTAAGTATCAAGGTAGAGAGGTAAAACTCAATAAGCCTATGCGTGGTGATACAAAAAAGTTTAAGGTATTTGTTAAAGATAGAACATCAGGCAGAGTAAAGAAAGTTAACTTTGGCTCTAAAGAGATGAGTATTAAAAAAAGCATACCTGCTAGGAAAAGGTCATTTGATGCTAGAATGGGTGGAGTGCTTAAAAGAGTTAAAGGCCAAAAGAACTTATCAGCAGCTTATTGGAGTTTACAAGCATGGAAAAAAGGTTTTAAAGTATAATGAATGGCTACCAAAACAGAAATATTAGCTAAATTAGCTGACCAACACGAAGAAAGAATAGTTAATGTACTCTATGATTTAGAAGATGACATTATAAACTCATTACAAGCTACATCAGGTGGTCAAAAACTCACAACACAATTAGCTATCCAATTAAGACCTAATCTTAAAAGACTTATAGAAGAAAATTATCTAAAAGAAGCAGATTTATTAGTGAGAGATTACGATAAGGTAATCAAGAACTATCAATCATTTATAAAGAAAGTTCCTATAGCTGATAGATTTAAAACCCTAACAAAGCCTGACTTAGCTGTTATTAATCAATTAAAACAATTATCATTTAGTGGATTTGAAGATGTAGCTAATAGATTTCTTACTACTATATCTGATGAAGTCTATAAATCAGCCATAGTAGGAAAGCCATTCCCTGATATGGTCAAAGCAATTAGGGGTGAAATCAATGGTGTTTATCAAAGAAGTAATGAGAACGCTATTAAGAGATTAGTTAATATTGTAGATAAAAACAAATACTCAGATAGTGCAATATCTAAGAAACTAACAGCAGATGCCACTAGAATACTGCACACCAAGTACGCATCAGATCGAGTTGGTAGGAATATGAGATTATATGCTTCTCAACAGGCACATGATAGTATCATGCAGTTTGATGCACAGTTTACTAAATACAAAGCAGAAGAAGCAGGTATTACTTCATTTCAATACACAGGAACTAATATCACAACTACTAGAGAGTTTTGTAGGGCAAGAATAGGTAATGTTTATACAGAAGAAGAAGCACGAAGTATTTGGGGTGGTACTTGGAAAGGTAAATCAGGAAGTGACCCATTTATAGATAGAGGTGGTTATAGATGTAGGCACAGCTTTATTCCTTATGACCCTGCTTGGGATAACATTGATGAAGTACAAGATGCTATAGTACCTGATGTCCAAGATATTGTTAAACCAACAGATGTTGTTAGCAATTTATCTTCATTAGCTAATCCAATTAAAAGAGAAAATATTACTCCTGTATCAAAAGCATACTTAGTAAAAAAACTATCTGAACAATTTACTAAAAACAACAAAGACAAAAAATATCAAAAAAATATTATTAGATTTCGAGGTAGAACTACTTTTGATTATGGAAAAGCTAAATTTGCAAATAAAACAAATAGATTTGGAACAACTTTTAAATATACAAATGAAGATTATGGTGCTTTTGAGGCTATATTTAAAGAATTAGATGAATTAGCTATAAAATACAATGTTCCAAAATTAAGAGGTGTTATATCTGTTAAAAACGCAAGGAGAGGAGATGGTGAAACTATAGCAAGTATGGGAGATGGAATTATTGCTTTAAATACTAAATATGTAAGATTAGATAGACCTGTATTAAGCAAATCTTCATGGAAAAGAGGACAACCTTTAGATAAAAGACCTGAACTTTCAGAAGAATTTTTTGACAATCCACTTGAAAGAATTAGGTCAACTATGTATCACGAATTTGCACACCATATACACCATCAAAAATTCGTTAAGAATGGTGCTAATTATTTTGACCCCAAACTTGAACAAAAATTATACAAATTAGCAGGAACAGAAAAGGGTGGAAATGCAGGTAAACTAACAGGTCGTGGAGCAACTGAATATTCTGATTTTAACCCAAAAGAATGGTTTGCAGAGAACTTTTCATTATATGAAATGGGAAGAAGTGATTTAACTGACCCAAGATTTATAAAATTTATGAAAGATGAGGTGTTATGAGTAAGTTAATAAAAGAAGCAAAGGAAATATTACTAAATGCTAATCCTTTAAATATAGATGAATATAAAAGATTTAAAGCAATTGGTAGGCAATTAACAGATGAAGAAGATTTAAGAAAGTATGCTTGGTATAGTGAAGGAATTTTTCAATTAATTCCTGATTTAATACAAAAGGAAGGTAATGACAATTTCCTTGAAGAAGAAGATAAATAAATATAAAGGTTAATAAACACATAACACAAAGGAGTGTCAATATGGCTGACGAGCAAGTAACGGAAACACCAATAGTAGAAGAAACTAAACAAGAAGAAGTCAAACAAGAACAACCTCAATTAAAACAACCTGATATTGATAAGATAGTTGCTGAGAGATTAGCAAGACAAAAACAATCAATGTTAAAAGAGTTGGGCATTGAAAACCTTGATGATGCTAAATCTGCAATTGCAGAAAAGGCAAAGAAAGAAGAAGAACTTGCATTAGAGAGAGGTAAATTTGATGAGGTGATTAAAAAGAAATCACAAGAGTTTACAGAAAGAGTTACTAAACTAGAGCAAGAACTTAAAAATGAAAGAGTTGATAAACAGCTTATTAATTCAGCTTCAGTCAATGGTGCTATTAATCCTGAGCAAATAAAAGAACTATTAAAAAATAATGTTCAATTAAATGCAGAAGGTAGAGTGGAAATACTTGATAAAGATAAAACACCACGATATAACTCACAGGGTGAACTATTAACTGTTGATGAGGCAGTAAAAGAGTTTTTAACGCAGAACGCACACTTTCAAGCAGCAACTCCTTCAGGGAGTGGAAGTGTTAGTAATGTGGGTAAGTCAGATACGAATAAGACTTTAAACATTTCGGAGTTAGATATGAATAATCCTGAGGATAGGAAAATCTATGCTGAATACAAAAGGCAAAGAGATAATAAACCCACGATTATGAATATAAATAAATAAATAATATCTTCGAAAGGATATAAATATGTCAAACGAAACAACCTCGAGTACCATTTCGGAATTATATACCGAAATTATTGCAGAGGCTCAATTCGTAGTTAATGAAAAATCATTAATGAAGAATTTAGTCAAAAACTACACAATAGCAGGTGGTGGAAAATCAATTGAAGTTCCTGTATATGCAGCAGTCGCAGCAGCAGCAGTAGCAGACGCAACTGATTTAGCCAACACAGCTATTAACCCTACTTCTGTAACTATTACAGCTTCAGAAGTTGGTATTATGACAACACTTACTGATCTTGCTAAAAATAGTGCATCAAGAAATGTTGC